CGAACTTAAGGAAGAATTGGCTAAGTATCAAGAACAACTTGATATGGTCGCCGACAAATTGTTAGAGCTATGCAAGGAGCAAAATGCAACCAGTATACGCACTGACTCTGGAACCATAATTCGCAAGATATCTACAAGGTATTGGACGAATGATTGGGACTCAATGTACAAGTTCATAAAGGAGAACGATGCCTATGGTCTGTTAGAACAACGTCTGCATCAAACCAATATGCGCCAGTTCCTTGAGGATAACCCAGACCTGATGCCACCGGGAACCTTAGTGGATAGTAAATATACCGTAGTAGTTCGTAGAAGTTAAATTTAAAAGGAGAAGTAAATGAGCAACATTTCAGTATTTAAACAAGATGTACCTGATTTCTTACGTGCTGGTGGTCTTAATGATTTAACCAAATCTCTTGCAGGTAATTCTGCAGGTAGTAGCAAGCGTATTTCAATCCGTGGCGGTGTATTCCGTAAAGTAGTAGGCGGAGAAGAAGTAGGTAAGATTACGGGTCGTGAATTAAATGTCATTATCGTTAACGCTGCTAAAAGCGTATCCCGTATTTTCTATGCTGGTGCTTATAACCCAAATGAAATCGTACCGCCATCTTGCTGGTCTAGCAACGGTAATACACCTGATGCTTCAGTAGAAGATAAACAAGGTGCAACATGTGCAACATGCCCACAGAATATTGCTGGTTCAGGTCAAGGTAATAGCCGTGCTTGCCGTTATACACGTCGTGTTGCAGTTCTTTTAGAAGGCGATACAAGCGGTGACATATATCAGCTAACCCTTCCAGCTACTTCTATCTTCGGTAAGGGTGAAGGCAACGTACATCCATTTGAAAGTTACATTAAATATATCGCTGGTAACGGACGAAACATTAACCAAGTTGTAACGCAAATTAGTCTTGATACTGATAGCGATACTCCTAAGTTGTTGTTTTCTCCAGTGCGCCATATCAACGAAGAAGAGTGGGCTGTAGCATCTGTTGCTGGTGATTCTTTGGAAGCTAAGAATGCGATTACAATGACTGTTGCTCAAACTGACGGTGTTAAGAAACCTGCTCCTAAGTTAGAAGCTGCAAAGCCAAAACTTAAGACTCAGATGGAACCTGATGAAGAAATTGCTGAGCCAGTTAAACGTGTAACTAAAAAGCCTGAGGTTGCTCCTGAAGGTAAGAAGAACTTAGCAGACGTTATCAATGCTTGGAGTGACGCTTAGTAATGAGTTACGGTTATAGCTCAAGAATCGTCCAGTTAAACAAGAAGGCTAAAAAGTCTAACTTGGGCGTTGTCTTGGGCAGACTATGTATTGCACGGGGTGTTGAAGTTGCTGCGGTTGCCGCTCGTCTTGGGGTTAGTCGTATGACAATTTATAACTGGTTCGTTGGAGCACACGAGCCACAAGCAAAACATGAAGATGCAATAAACAAGTTACTTAGTAGTTTTAAATAATATTTGGGTGTAATTTGAGAGGGGGCCACTCCCCCTCCGATTCCCCGTCTTTGAAAGATATAGATGACGACGATTGACCTTTTAGATGCCGTACTACCAGCAGAGGGATGGTTTGCTGTAGTTGGGATTAAGGGTAAGAAAGTCATGCAAAGACTGGTGCAAACCAGAGAAGAAGTAAACAAGCTATCTCAAGAATATGTATTAGAAGGTCGCAATGTATTTTTTGGTTGCGCCAAATATAAATCTGGAACAGATGGTAGGGTTAAGGATAACGTACTAGCTCTTAAATCTTTTTGGTTTGATATTGATTGCGGTGCAGACAAAGATAAAAGAGGTCATGGATACGTAGACCAAGAAACTGGACTAGAAGAACTAGAACGGTTTTGTAAGATTATTGGATTACCTAAACCGCTAATTGTCAACTCAGGTAGGGGGTTGCATGTCTATTGGCCTCTTACTACTTCTATTACTAGAGATGAATGGGAACCTGTAGTCGAACGACTACATCAACTTTGCAAGACGCATAAACTGCGTGTAGACGGAGCGGTGTTTGAAGCTGCTCGCATACTGCGCATACCCGGCACTTTTAATTTTAAAGAAGCACCACCATTACCAGTAGAGGTATTGTCTGATGGTGCGCCTATTGATTTTGAAGATTTTAAAAAGCTCTTAGGAGTCAAAGAACTATCATCTTTTTCTTTAGCACCTAACCCAACAAACGAATTAAACGAACTAACCACGGCTTTGCTTGGCAACAAAGTTTCAAAATTTAAAAACATAATGATCCGTGGTGAAGATGGTTGCCAGCAGTTGAACTATGCCTTTACACACCAAGACGAAATTCCGGAACCTTTATGGTGGTCTTCGCTAACCATAGCACACCATTGCGTAGATAGAGCATCAGCCATTCACAAGATGTCTGAAAAGCACCCTGATTATGACCCGATTAAAACCGAACAAAAAGCTAATCAGCAGAAGGATGGCAAATCAGGCCCACATAGTTGTGTTGTGTTTGAAAAGCATAACCCCGGCGGTTGCGAGGGTTGTAAGTGGCATGGCAAAATTAAAAGCCCTATTCAGTTAGGTAGAGAAGTTGTTGAGGCTAGTGAAACTATTTCTGAAGAAATTGAAGAAGAAATAGAATTAGAGAAGATACCTTCTTACCCTAAACCATATATGCGTGGTGCTAATGGCGGTATCTATTTACCACCCGGTAAAGATGAAGCTGAACCTATTTGCGTATACGAACATGATCTATATGTAGTCAAACGTATGCACGACCCTAATGCTGGTGAGGTTGCGTTGCTTAAATTGCATCTACCGCACGATGGCGTAAAACAGTTTGTAGTTCCTTTAGCAGTTATTGCGGTTAAAGAAGAGCTACGCAAAGTGCTAGCTACGAATGGTGTGGCTGGTACTCCCTCACAAATGAATCATTTGGCATCGTACGTTTTAACGTACGTCAAGAATCTACAATACAAAAAGAAGGCAGAGATTATGAGAACACAATTCGGCTGGGCCGAAAAGAACAGTAAGTTTATTATTGGAGACCGTGAAATCAGTAAGGATGGTGTATATGGTAGCCCACCTTCAGTAGCAACTAAAGCGCTTTCACAACATATGGTACCAATTGGTACGCTAGAGAAATGGAAAGAAGTCTTTGATCTGTACGGTCAAAAAGGTCTTGAACCGCATGCGTTTGCTGCGCTGACTGCGTTTGGTGCACCGCTATTTAAGTTTACTGGTCTAAAGGGCGCCATCATTAACGTCATTTATAAGTCTGGTGGTACAGGCAAATCAACTACGCTATACATGTGCAATAGCGTATACGGCGACCCAGAGGCACTGTGTTCTATTTGGAAAGATACAAACAACGCCAAGATGCAACGCTTGGGCACACTGAATAATCTACCGTACACCATTGACGAGATTACCAACATTACTCCGATGGACTTCTCAGACTTAGCCTACGGTATGTCACAAGGTAGAGCTAAGGACCGCATGAAAGGTGCAACCAACGAGCTACGTGAAAACGATACTACTTGGCAGACCATGTCCCTAGCCAGTGCAAACGCCAGTTTCTATGAGAAGCTAGCCAGCGCCAAGTCTGGAGCAAACGCCGAAATGTTACGCTTATTTGAGTACACCATAGGGCCTACAGACGTAATTTCTACAGAGCAGGGCAAGCGCATGTTTGATAGGCAGCTAAAGGAGAACTATGGACATGCGGGGGATATCTACCTACAGGAGCTAGTAAACTGCCTAGAAGAGGCTGTACAGACCGTTTTAAACGTCCAGTCTAAGATAGACCAACAGTTAAGATTGACGCCTCCTGAGCGGTTTTGGTCAGCCGTAGCCGCCTGTAATATTGCTGGTGGACTTCTAGCTAAGCGTCTTGGGCTTATAAACTTTGATATGAAAGCTATATACGACTGGGTTTGCACCACGATACAGGGCATGCGGGAAGAGATTAAACCGCCTTTGGATGACGTGAATAGCGTTATTGGTGACTATATCAACCGCCACATGCAGAACATCCTTGTGGTTAAGGCTAACGTGGATAGCAGATCTACAAGCGCACCACTGCCTACCCTAGAGCCTAGAGGTGAACTGCTTATACGTTATGAACCCGATACTAAGGTTATGTATTTTGTAACACGGGAATTTAAGTCTGATTGCGTAGAGCGCCAGATTAACTATAAAGACACTCTTAAACAGTTGATGGACAAAGGCTTTTATACAGGCAATATGAACAAGCGTATGTCTAAAGGTATGAAGATTACTTCACCTGCAGTAAATGCTTTAATGTTTGATTGCTCTACTGGGTTTGTAGATATGGATGGATTGATAGCACCGGAGATAGAAAATGCGAGTAGAGAAACTTAGTTATAACATTAACTGGAAGAACTTTAAGCCGGGCTATTCTTTTTTTGTACCATGCTTAAACTGTATGCAAGCTAGGAAGGATATAGCTCAAGTCTCTAAACGCTTGAAACTAAATGTCTTAACCAAAGTTGTTATTGAAGAAGGCGTCAGGGGTTTACGAGTCTGGAGAGTCTAGGCTATACTGAGCAAGCAGAAGCTCATTCTGCTTTTCCTTGGAAGTTACCTTCCCCTTTGCCCCCACTTAAAACGTGGGGGTTTTTTATTGTGGAGCAGGACTTGCGGCTTTACGTAATGGAATTAAATAAGGCAATAATTTTTCTTTAATTTGTTGACCACGGAAGGTAACGCCCTTATTTTCAATTGCTGTATTAACAGAAGATTCAATTGTGTCACCGTCAATTACAAACTCTTCCATTGGATAACGCTTGTTGTATTGACCAATTCGATTAAATAACTTTTGAATTTCTTCTTTACTAGAATCTTTATCTAACAATGTTCTGTCTAAGTTACGTAAAAGTTCTGTGCGTGTATTGCGTGCTTCAGCCAATTCTTTTTGGATTGCAAAGCCTTCTTCTTGTAGACGAGACAACTTAGTAGGTTGGAACCCTAATGCTTGACCTATTAGCGTAGTGGTACTAATTTCTTCAGGCTTGAGCATCTGATTACCTTGCTTGGTTTCAGCACCTTCAGTACCCAGACGTTCAGCAACTATTGGTCCTTTAAAGAAAGCAGGGACAAGTTTCTCAAGACCTCTTTGAATCTGACCATTATTAAAATCATCCATTGCACCCACTGCATTAAAGCCTACAGAAGCGCCGGGTCCTAAGTTAGCTAAAACAATATTTTGGAAAGTCTCAAGGTTAGTTTTACCTTGCTTAGCATCACGGAACCACAAACCATCAAAAGAAGTACGTGAACCAATGTTCATATCAGTCAGTGCAGATATCGGGCCTTTTTCAAGTAACTCATTTAGCCCGTGTTTCATGCCATCAAGCCCAGTAATCTGTATGTTTCCAAAGTGTTGTGGCAAATACTCATAACGGAAACGTAAGTTAGAGTTATCCGAAGTCAACGGATTCTTAGCACGGCGTCTTTTGCGCTCTTCTTCATCTCCAAGATTATTTAATACCGCATCAATTGTTGAGCAGATTACGCTATATAAAGGCATACCAACTAAGCCGTGGAATAAACCGCCCATTACCAAAGTGCCAGTCAAGCGTTCCATAGCGGGAAGCATATCTTTAGGGTTAGTTACGTTAAATGCATTGTAAGCATTGCGCACAAAGAAAGAAGTAACGTTAACTGCATACATCTTAAACTGACCGATTGTCTTACCAGCAAAGTTGCGCAAAATACGTGGACGGTTAAAGTTATCGTAACGACCTAACAATTCTTGTGTGGTTGCAACTGCTTTGTCTACAGACTTTTCAAAGTCTTTGGTCTTAGCATACTCCAGCTCAAACGTCATCATTGCTGACATCTCACGGCTTATACGTTCTGCGCCATTAAATAATGCAGACATAGTAGTGGTTAGTGTTCTAAACGCTACGCCGGGGATATTATCGTATGCGTTTTCAGGAGTTCTATTTCTATTTGTAAGTACTGAAGTATTAGTAAGCGTAGTTACTCCGCGGTCTACAAACTCTTCAAAAGCTCTTTGCAGTATTGGACTGCTTGTAACTACTTTAGAGTTACCAATAGAAGGCGCTGTATATACAACGTCGCCATTAGGGTCTAACTTAGTAACGCCTATAGACTTCCAAATGTTCATGTACTTAGCTAGTTTTAACGATGCTTTTCCATAGCCGTACTCTTGATTGAGTGAAGGCATAACCATAATAGGAATAGATGCCATCTGTGTAGCGGCTGAAGCTGGAGCAGTTAATAACCAGTAGTAAGCAAGTTGATTAAGTCCAGTAGCTAGTCCGCTA